TGTCGAGGTCGAGGTCACTGGCATCAAGAGGAAGAAAATCAACGGTAGGGAAGTGTACGACTTGAACCCAGTGAAGATAGTGTGCGAAGGGGAGGGTGAGTCCAGCGTTAGCATGGAGACACTTAACATCCTAGCCAAGTCCATACCAAACCTACACTTCCCGCACGATGTGGACATAGAAGACGACACATTGATTGTCAAGACCTATCTTGATAACGACGTATTCTACACACTGGAGAAGTCTGACTTGGGATACTGGGTTCACTCACCACGCACACTCCTCTCGGAGTTCGGTGAGTCAGACTACACAATCAGGCTGTCCGAGAGCCTCAAGCCGTATTGGTCTCAGGTCGCCAGCATGATACTCAAGGGCAAGGTCGAGAAGAGGCCCATACCTGAGAAGAAGATACAGGACAAGGCCAAGACGCTGGCAGAGAAGAACCAACTGCTCAAGCCACAGATGGAGAAGGCGCTCGGTGTCATGGTCAGGGTTCTGGATGTCTTAGAGAAAGGACACTTCCCCATGAGTGGTGGCAAAGGCCTCGGTATAGAACTAGGCGCTCATATTGAGAGTCCGAGAGGACCTACTACCCTTGACGGAGAGCAGACCCTGCCCGACTATGACATGAGGGCAAGACCCACGGAAGATGATGAAAAGCCGTATCCACATATGAAGCGGCAACAAAAGAGGGATAAGGGTATCAAAAACGAAGATTCAGGCCCAGATAAAGAAGCAACAACAGTTTAATTTGTTGCCGCTTCATATAAGTAGTATGACACGGTAACTCTGGGTCAGTGTGCTATCCCCATTGCGACAACCCCAGTCTGGAATTACACTCATCAAGGGTGGAGACCTCGTTGTCGCCGGGTATGCTAGCGTAGAAGTAGTAGACAAACAAGGTGACAAGATAACTAAAGAAGCACTCAAAGACGCATTCAAAAAATACATGGAGGGAGACAAGTACCGGAATGTACAACTAGCACATTCAAACATACAGGTCGGGGAAGTCATACCAACTTATACAGATACAGAAGGGAGGTTATGGAAAAGCGAAGTTGACGATGTCGGCATGTTCGTAGTAGTAGAATTACGAGACGACATCGAAAAAGCAAAGGAAGTCGCTGCTGAAATCCGAAAAGGAGCACTAAGAGGCTTTAGTATCGGAGGACAGGCATTCAAGCGAGTCAGAAAATCGGACGCAGTGCACGGCGACTACCAAGAAATCAGCAAACTTGAACTACACGAAATCACAATCTGTGAGAAGGGAATCAATCCAGAAGCAACATTCAGGATATTAAAAGAAGATAAAAACAAGGTGAATAAAATGACAGAAGCAGAAAATGACGTAATGACGCAAATGACAGATGTTCTGTCACGTCTGGAGGGCCGCCTCGACTCTATGGAGAAGGGAGAGATGCCACCGGGCTTGAAAGAGCATATGAAAGGCAAGAACGATGACGGCGGCGAGGAGAAAGACGACGAGGAGAAAATGTACGGCGAAGAGAAGAAAGCCGAAGATGATGATGACGACAAGGATGTCGAGAAATCAGAGTACTCCGACGTTATCTCCTCAGAGTACCTCAATTGGATGGAAGACACTCTGAAGAGTGCAGGTGTGGACACAATAGCCGCACGTGCTCACTTCGATGACGTGTCCAAAGCCAACGCAGGCTCAACACCCGAAGAATTGGCCCAGAATGAAGTGGGTCGAACCGGACAGGTGAAGGGAAGGGCAACCGTAGATGGTAAGCCAGAAGCACCAAAGGGCAGTTTCGGCTCTGGTGGAAAAGGCAAGAAATCCACACTAGAGAAGTCCGACTTCCTATCCGCAGACAAAGTATCTGACTCAGACATCGAGGCAGCATACGAGGTCTACAAGGCAGCAGCACTGGAGCAGGAGTTCAAGGGCAACCTAGAGAACCACTTCTCCACCCGCTATGCAGAGGAGAGGAAAGCAGAAATCGCAAAGGCAGAAGCAGCAGCATTCGATGCTCGCAGCCCACTAGCCGCTATCGAGAAGTCGCTAGCCGCTCTAACAGAGCGCATCGACAACATCGGCTCAGTAGAGTCCGGTGAGACTATCGCAAAATCAGAACCATCCCTTCCTACCGTCGAAATCCCTTCGACCGAGGAACTCGCAACAATGAGTTGGGAAGAGGTACATAACCTCGCAAACAGCACCTTCAGGAGTGATTAAGAATGGCAAGAAACTATGTAAGAACAATAACAGATATGGAAAGATACTACTACGGAGCAGGTAACTCGATGGGTTACTCCTACTCCGGTAGTGAACTATTGAAAGCAGATGCACCAATGCTCTCTTCAACCGCTGGAACATACAATGCAATCTATGGCCGAAAAGTATGGTCGCAGATGAACCAAGAGTTCAACGCATTCAGCATACTACCGAAGAGGCCTTGGGACAGGTCAGGATGGAGAGTCCTCACTGACAAGCCTAACTCAGGCGCAGTCCACGGCGGTGTTGCAGAGAACGCAACCCTCCCAGACACAGTGAAGCCTACCTTCCAGCACGTGGCTGCAAAGCCAAAGACGGTCGTTCACACGTTCGACATGTCCGAGACTGCTATCTTCCTTGCTGACAAGGATGACGGAATGGGCGACATACGCTCGGTCCTCAAAGAGGAGATGGGCAAGCACCACGCAGAGATGACCAACAAGATGCTTCTACGAGATGTAAGCACAGTGGCTGGCAACAACTTCGAGTCTCTCGACAGAGTAACTATCGGTGACACGAGCGTGATGACTGCTGGTGGTACTCACTACGATAACCACGACGAGGACATCTACTCCATCGACAGGAGTGGAAACTCATGGTCATACGCTGAGGCTAACGCACACACCAGTGCAACTGACAGGGTTCTGAGCCTAGACCAACTAGATGACCTATTCCAGAAAATCTGGGTACGTGGTGGAAACCCCAAGGTCATTCTAACTGGATACGACACTCTGATGAGACTACAGCAACTGCTACAGTCCCAGCAGAGGTTCATGGAAGAGAAGAGAGTCACCCCCACCTACAACGGTGTCAAGGGTGTACCCGGAATGGAAGCCGGATTCGTAGTAGCAACCTACAACGGAGTTCCAATCATCCCTTCCAAAGACGTAGCATCAGACACAATCAGCAGGATGTACTTCCTAGACACTGATTACATGTACTTCAGCACGGCGATACCAACACAATACTACGAGAGTGGAATTGAGACTGGTGACCCATTCGCAATCAACAGACTAGGACAAGAGGGAATGTACAGGACCATGGGAGAACTTTGGACCACTTTCTTCGGAGGACAAGGGAGTATCAGAGACCTTAAGTGAGTCTGGAGATAATGGAGAAAATAAAGAGGTGAAAAAAATATGGCACACAGTAATTTAACAGTAACAACGACGTACCTAGACATACCAATGGCCGGAAACACAGGCGGGGCATTAGACAATGTTCCTGACGCAGATGGCACAGTTGGAGCAAACACAGCATGGCAAAGCGGAGGCGGAGCAGCATTTAGTGCAGGTTCAGCCGGATACCCCGGTACTCTGGATGCATTCGGAGCAGTTAACTCCCAAGGCACTAACAAACCAGTATCAGGTCTACGATTGATTTCAGTCAGTCTGACTGGTGACACCGGCACTGCACACACCTTCGATGTGAACGCTTTCAACAGCAATTACAGCAAGGTCTACGCAGTTCTGAGCCTAATTAACGACACGGACACTGACGAGTCCCTACTCGCAGCAGCGACAGTAGTCGCTCACGAATCAGGAACAGTTGCTTACACCACTGGTGGAAACACAGACGTAGTTCTACTAACGGCTATCGTAGGCTGAGGTGGTTTCAGTTGCCAACCGTAACTTTTCTCGGCCCTCACTACAGGAGAAACTCTCCTGATGGTGGGGCTGAGTTTGTTAGGATGGTTTCACAGGAGAAATCCCAAGAATGGATAGACCAATGGAGAAATCAATTACCAGCAGATAGGTGGTCATTGGAGGGAGACGAACCTCTCACCACCGATGCTGGTGGTGACGGTCTACCAGATGATGGATGGCGCAGAGCCGACATCATAGATTGGATAAGAGCGAACGGTGGAACTGTCGGTAGGGTCTACCAAACCAAGACCCAACTACTAGCGCAAGTCGATACAATTCTAAACCCACCCGCACCTGAGCCGGTTGTCGAAGAGATAGCCGAAGAGCCAGTTGTGGAAGAAGTGGTTGAGGAAGCGGTCGAAGAGGCAGTAGTCGAAGAGACGGCAACAGAAATAATGGAGGAATAAGAAAATGGGATTTGAAAGTACAATAGACACAAGACCACACGTAATGGGTAACCTAATGATGATAACTGGAACTTTTACCAACGGCGGAAGCGATTCAGGCGGCGACATAGACGTTTCAGGCATTCTAGCGGATGTAGTGGCCGCTGGTGCAAACGGGAACGCAGCAGGAGCAACGGATATGGAGATAGATGGAACAACTTCCACTACTTTGACTCTCGTAACTGCTACAGGACTCGATGGTACTTGGTGGGCTATGGGTAACCGCAGTTAAGGCGGTGACCTAGATGACGAAGACATGCACGATACTTGGGCCGTATGCCCCTACTGACTTTAACGACAATACTGCGAATAACGCAATAGAGGCTGCTATAGTCAGCGCTATAGGTTCTAACACACCTGTAGCGGTTGACCCGCATACTATTCTAGGTAATGTGTATATATTTGTGACAACGAGTTGATGGTGAGGGGTATGAATGAGTTTCGACTTACAAACTCTTGAACTCAGCGACATAGAACGTGCACAGAAGCAGAACGTCAAGTTAGCGGAAACTCTTGGGACTGGCTCGGTATTCAATACCGACAAACCACTGGCAGGCACTGTCAGTAAGCAGAACAAGAGAATCGAAAACATAGGCGACATACTCAACATAGGTTCAGGCACACGGTGCAAGCACTGTGGTCTCCTTCACTTCATGTTCGTGGAGAAGTGCAGTTCATGCAAGAAACCGATGGAGTACAACATGGGACACAGAGACGAGGAGGCGAGGCTCTAGATGCCACAGGTGTTCAGTCCCGGTGAGGCAGAGACAAGACCTCTTGACCCCACTGCGATTGTATACACCACAGCACAGAAGGTCGCAGACCTACTCGATATAGGCCCACAAGAAGCAGTCTTGATGTCAGCCAATGCAGAGGCGAATGCCGTATTCGTCACAGGTTCTGACTACAGGAACATCGGCTTTTCAGTAGGAGACACTATACTACTGTATTCAGACGCAGACCCCTTGGGTGTTGACCGTGATATCACTGCAATCACCACAAGCGCAGGTGGTGTCAAACTCGCATTCTCATCCGCTATCAATCCGGGTCTCTACGAGACTACCGACAACGGCTACGTTCAGAACAAGGCATCATTCACCAACGGCAGGACACGAGGACTGACCAAAGATAAGGTGGACTCAATCATCAGACGCATGCAAGACAAGATAGACAACATGACTCACAACTCATGGAGACCGAATCTAGTCACTGCCGAGTATATCAACTTCGATACATACAAACCATACAGGCGTAGATACTACACGGACTACGTGGGTACTACACCTTTGCTATACAGGAACGTGCAGCAAATACTACGTTTGGAACTATGGCAGGGAGATAACTACAGGGAGATTGGTGCGGCAGAGGCCAGAGTGAACATTCCAGATAGCGTCAACTCACTATCAGGCTCTATCGTTCTATGCCCCGGAAACAGCACCGCCTCAGCAGCGGTACTCACCATGGGCACTGCATCCAATCAATGGAGAGCAGACTTCGATAGCACCACAACAGCGCAGAACCTCGCTGACCTAATCAACAAGGAAGACAGAGTTGGAAAGGCAGGAGTGGATTTCTCACCTGCATTCACATTAGAGGGAAGCACCTCTAACGTGGCAGTGCACAATGAGTTCCTCGCTACAGCAAACGCCGATTTAGGCACTGGTATTGTAAAGATAACCAGTATGAGGCCGGTAAAGGGGGGTGAATCGTGCACAATAGCGTCCACTAATTCCAATGTGACTGTAACGGGTACTCACGACCTCACCTGTACCTTCTCTAGTTTGGATAGTACGACCATCAATGTCACATCCACAAGCGACGACCCCACTGTAGATGCAACTGCTAACTTCGTAGACTCTGGTGTCGTCGTTGACTCCAGTGGTGATATCTTCAGATATACAGGTAAGACCGCTTCCTCGTTCACCGGTTGTGTTATCGTAGTAGGCTCTGCACTCTCTGACATCAGCGGCACACTGACACAGAAGAAGATGGATGTTGACCTACAGGGAAGCAGTGGAGACAGTGGCAGGCTACGAGACTGGTGGTTAGACCCTGAGATGGGAATCATATACTTCAACAACTCATATCCGTTCTTCGAGTGGAACGCAGTCAAGGTATCCTACATCTACGGAGAGAGGTATCTTGAGAAGGCGATAGAGGACATGTGCACCAAGATGGTGGCCATAGACCTACTCATGAGTGACGACAGGAGCGTACTCATACCTGAGGGGACGCAGAACGTGGACCTAGCATCCAAGATACAGATGTACAAGATGGACATCGAAAACACCATTCCTCGTTACAAAGAGGTGGTGAGTTTCTTATGACCAAGTACGACGCAGGAGAAGAGATGCGTGGTAGAATCAGGGACACCTTTTCTGAGAACATAGCCAATCAAGCAGAACTACTCAACTACTTCACAAAGAACCCAGCCAGCCTCAGAACGAGGAAGGAGAGGGAGGAGATGATGTCCGAGGGTCTGACCAACGACGAGGGACTAATCACAGTGACCAAGACAGGTCTACCAGCATCACAGGAAATCATAGACAAGGTGATGAAGAGAGTAGACGAGAGAATGCTCACAGAGGGAAATCCTGACATGAGGGAACACAACTTCAACTACATGGGCGGCAAACTGCTACCGATTGCCGAGGTGAGGGACTGATGGTAGCAACCTTCCTAGAGGGCATAGATGCTGTTCTCGCTGTCTTGAAAGACAATTGGAACAGGGGAAATACGGGCAACTACAAGCCTATCATCATAGATATAGCCGAAATAGGACCAGAGCGTGGAAAGAGACTTGACATGAAGAACCACGATTACATCATGGTCTTCGAGACGGCACACAACGAAGAGACACCGGAACTATTGTATGACTTCGTCACCACTAGGATAAATATCACATTGGATGCGAGGACCATGAGAAGCAGAAAGCACTTGCAACTCATGGAAAATGAGATAAGAAGATGCATCCATACCCAGCGCAAAGGAGACGGCGAGAACTATGACAGACTCGTGTTCAAAACACGAACGGATTTGTCCGATAGGAGCAAAATGTTGTTCAGAACTACCTTTCAGATAGAAGTTGTTATCTTTGCAGAGTTAATCCCATGAGGTGAGAGAGAGGCATGCCGTC